ATGAAATCCCTTCTCCGCTTCCTGTTGTAGCCCAGTTTTGCCCGTTGCAATTTATGAACACATTAAAACTGACGTTTGCATTAGCAGGAGAGTCCAAGGCATAAGAAGTAAGCCACATGCCGTGCGCGTTCCTAGATCCAAGATCAATGCACCTCCACGTGATACCCTCAAACAAATTTAACTGCGTATCTGGCGCTTCGGGCAGTGATACGAACTTTTCAAGGCTGGTCAGCTTAACCGCGGCAATAGTTGGCAGATGAATATGGACCCGCCTAAAGATGCACTTATTTACTGACTCGATTAAGACGCCTATGCCGGCAATAGTGCGGCAATCAATCTCAATATCTTCGAGACCTGCACCCGTAATCTTCCTTCCGTTGATATTCGCAGGCGTTCTAACTTTTACCACGGTCTCTCCAGCGGCCCCGAACCACAGAAGCTTGGTTGGAGCGTCAACACCAGTTCCGGCATCGTGAACGCCGTCACCGCCGCAACCACGCAGCACTACGCAAGTCGTGGTGATGTCAAGCGTGCTGCTTATCTTGTAGTGCCCCCAGGGGACGAAGATCGTGCCTCCGCCCAGCGCAGAAGCGAAAGCGATAGCATTTAAGAAGGCAGCCGTGTCGTCTGTAACTCCGTCGCCAACGGCACCAAAATCTTTCACGCTGATGGCCTCTTTCAGCTTGCTTTCGATCGTCCGCGCAACAGCGCCGGTGCCGGCCTGCGTGAAAGGCGCCTGGCCGGCCAGTGCGACGGCATCTTGCAAGTCCTGTTCGGTTGCGCCGACTTGATCAAGGTTGCCCGTAAAGGGGTTGAATTGAATGCTCATGATCAGCTCCAGTAGATGGTGTCGATATTGGTAGTCGCGCCTACGTAAGTCATATTCAGCGTGCCAACAATCCCGCCACTTGAGCCGCCTTGCCTGTAGGTGATCATGATCAGCCGATCGCTGCCGTCATAGGTCAGATCAGCAAAATCAGCAGTGCCCGGGGCTGTGAAGCCACCGATCCGGGGCAAACTCATGGCGCCAGGTCTCAGTACAATTCCACTTTACCGAGACCAGCCGCGCATGAAAAAACCCCCACCTTGCGGCGGGGGTCATTGATCCGCCCTCGGATCAACCGTACTTCTTCAGGCCGAAGCCCAGGCAGGTGACGGCCGAGCTAGCGGTCCCGGTCTCAGCAGTGCAGCTCAGACGGATGAACCGCTTTAGGTCGTTGCTGTTGAGGGTGATCACCTCTTTGTAAGCAGCGTTGCCGATGGCGGTGAAGGTGCCGCCAGTGGCTGCGGTGTAGGTGCCGCCGAGGGTGTCGGCTTCTTCGATGCGGAAGGTAAGGTCCGCATCAGCGCCGGCAGCGGTGCCGGTCAGGATGATCTGAACATCACCCTCATAGCCGGCCAGATCCACGCCGGTCTGGTTGCCAGTAGCGGTGATCGTGGTGGTGGCCAGAAGGGTGAAGTGCTGAAGCTTGTCCAGCGTGAGCTCATGCAGTGCCATTGGTCTTGGTGCGACGTGTGCGGGGTTTGCTTTGGATCGGCTCGGGATCCTGCACCACCACCGGCACCGGGAGCACCGGGGCCGGCTGCGCCTTGCCGCTGCCCATCAGCAGCCTGGCGTCGCGGTCGTTCACCTCCACCACATCACCAACCCGGGCAGGCTGGCCAGCAATGGAGGTTTGGCGCAGGATCTCAAGCCTCATGGTCACAGGGTGTTGTTACCGCGGCAGAAGGCCTCGGGGTGACGCACAGCCACGTCCACATCCTGCAGAGCGGTCACGCGCACGCCGCCGCTCTTGTCCAGGGCGTAGGGATTCACCTGGATATCCAGGGCGCCCCACATGCCCATGATCATCTGGCTCCAGACACCGAAGAACACATCGCCAGACGCGATCTGATTGGAGCGGACCACGTTGTAGCCGTTCACGGTGCCGCCGGGCTCAAGCACGAACTGAGCAGTGCCGCTGGCCTTCTCGGTGGTCTTGAACCCGCCGTAGATGGTGCTATTGGTCAGGTAGGACATAGCACCGATGTCGGCATTGTCTGCCGCCACCTTGGTCTCCATGCTGACGATCTCCGCATAGGTGGGAGCAGCAGCAGCGAAGTCCTCGGTGTTGATGCCGGTGACGAACTTCAGGCCCTCGGGCTGGCTGCTGGAGCCGGTGCCGTAGAGCGCAGCGCGATCGATCTCCAGAGCAATCACAGTGGCCAGCTCTGTGCGCACCATCTGCTCAACGTCGATGCTCGACTGGAGCAGCAGTCGACGGCTGAACTCGGTATAAGCGCCGAGGGTCTTGGCCACCAGTGCCACTTGATCCACGCTGGGCTGAGATTCGGTGGGATCACCACCTTCCGCCACCCAGTAAGCACTGGCGGCGCCGGTCTGGCGGGGGATAGCCACAGGCCCCTGCAGGCCGGTCAGCATCGTGACGCCAAGGGTGTTCAGTGCCAGGCGGTTGCGGAGCAGCTCGATGAAGCTGCCGGGGCGTGCATCGGTGAAAACGAGATCACCAGCAGCGGAGGCGGTGCCAACAGTCAGATCGCGCTGCAGCACGTCGTTGGGCGCCAGGATGCCGCGCGGGGTGATACCCATCCGCTGAGCAGTGGCCTCGGAGACTTCACGCTCAAACGCAGCAGCCTCATAGGCGGCACGATCGCCAGGCATCATCTGCGCACGGATGGCGCGGACGAAGCTGAACGAACGGGCTTCTTTCTCGGTCAGGCCGATGTCGGCAGAACCGCCAGAGGCGATCGGCTGAGCGGAACGTGCAGGAGCAGCAGGGGTGGCCGGCTGCGCAGCAGGACGCTTGGCGATCTCGGTGAGCACAGAGCGCATGGCGTCAGCTTCAGAAGCACCGGACTCGATCAGGCCTTGGGCCAGATCATCAGCCTTGTGCTCACGGCAGAGAGAAGTGATGGAGGCAACGCGGGTGCGCTCATCGGCCGCAGCCTGAGCCCGCACAGCCTCCATGTCGATGTTGGAGGTTTCCATTTGGGGGGTTTTGTTGGGGGTCGAGGGTGCGGCCGGAGCCGCGGCAGCGTCAGGCGGGCTGGCGCTGCTGGTGTGGCCGGCCTTGCGACCTTGGCCGACGGTGTGATCAGCAGGGATGCTGACAGCAGAGACTTCCATCGGCGTGAACCGTGTCACCACCGCGAAGCCGTCACGGCTGGTGGTATCGAGCGGTTCATCAATGGAATACATAAACGACACGTTGCGGATTGTGCCGCTCTCCCAGTCCTGCCGACGCTTGTGCTCTTCGCTGCCTTCAGTCTTGGTGTTCGGGCTCCAGCGGGTGCGCACACGGCCGCGGCGATCGTCGCCCATCCATGCACGCTCAACCACACCCAGCACCACCTCGGGATTGTGGTTCCACAGCCACGGTGCAGCCCCACTATTCAGCCGCTCCATGTTCATGGCGCTGGCGTCGTGGCTCAGAACTTCCATGCCGAAGTAGCGCTCAACCGGCTGCTCTGAGCTGAAGGTGAATTCAACAACGTCTGGATCTTCATCTGCTCGCGCAACATCAGCCACCACCGCAGCGCGGTAGAGCGGCTGTTGATTGAGCTCGCGCAGATCCACTTCCTGGTCCCCTGATCTTGGTCCCATGCTATCTGCACATGGCGCAAGGCATTTCAGGCGTCTTCAGGTGGTGCCGGCTCGGGCGTTGCATCAGCAGCGCCGCCCTGTTGGTCATCGGCTGGGTTGGTCTCAAACTGGAGGCCCAGCTGCTCGGCTCGGTCCACCTCCGCGGCGCGCGCCACCAGCAGATCCTCAATATCGCCGCCACCTTCGGCCACGATCTCGGCCTGGGTCTTGAAGCCGGCGCGCACGGCCTTGGTGTAGGCATCCACTTCCTTCTGCGGATCCACCCATGCCCAGCCGCGGGGGTACCACTTCACGGCTTCGTAGCGTTCCGGCTGGCTGTCGTAACCGGGCAGGTTGAGCTGACCTACACCGGTGGCCGCGGCCAGCCAGCGATCGAACACCGGCTGGAGCAGGTGCTCGATCATGTAGTCCTGCAGCATCCGCCAGTGCTCGCGGTCCTCCAGCAGGCTGAGCCGGCTGCTGCTGTAGTTGGACTGGCTGAAGTCGCGGCTGATGGTCTCGAAGCTGCAGCCGATCGCGGCCGCCACAGCACGGAGCATGGCGCGCAGGAACGGCTCAAACTGGCCATCCGGCGCGTCCAGCTGCGGCACCGTGACGGTTTCGCCCGGGGCCAGGTACTTGAAGACGCCAGGCTCAAATCGGGTCACCTGATCGCCATCTTCCACATCGTCACCGTGGAGCTCACCCTCTGGCGATTGGATGAAGCCCATCAGCGAGCTGTTGGCCCGGGCACGCACCACCTCGGCCTCCTCATACCCGGCTAGGTGATGAAGCCGTTTCACGGCGCTGGCAGCCCAGGGCACGCCGCGAGACTGGCCAGGCCGCTCAAGGATGAACAGGTGGATGATCTGCTCGGCTGGCACCTCAGTCACCCTGAAGCCCACGCCGTTGACCAGATCGCCCGGGTGACGATCGCG